CAGGGTCGAAGCCTCCCATCTCACGCGCGCGTCTAACTAAATCACTGCTCAACATCCTGCACCTCCAGTTCGACATCTGCTTCCTTCAGCATCTGCCGCGCGACGGCGAAGTTCTCGTATTCCATGTTCGTGAGACCGGGACCGCAGACGATCTTCTCGACGCCCGCATTGATGAGCATCCGCGTGCAGCTGGCGCAGCAGAGATGCGTCACATAGACCGTCGCACCTTGCAGCGTCTGCCGCGCTGCGTGCGCGACGAGGTTCTCTTCAGCGTGCGCCGTCCAGAGATATTTACCGGGGCGCTGCATCCGAGCGCACTGATCTTCGACGCCTCTCGGCAGGCCGTTGTAGCCCGTCGAGAGGACTGCGCGAGAGACGGGATCGACAGCCACAGCGCCGACCTTCGTTGACGGGTCTTTCGACCACGCGGCGACATGCGCCGCGAGATCGAGGAAGCGTTGTGTCCATTTCATATCTTCACCGCCTGATATTCGTAGACCTTGAAGTCGATCTTCTTTTGCACCAGCAGCACTTCGCGCTGGACATAGAGTTCGTATGCCATGTCAGCCAGCAGGCCGAGTTCGCGCTTCTCTGGCGTCGGCTCCTTCGCAAGAGGAACGTACCGATCGAACGCAAGATCGCCCGTGTGGTAGGTATACCGTTCGCCTTTCTTGGCAGACGAGAACCAATGATTGAACCCGTTCAGCATCAGGAGCAGACCGTGTTGCAGTTGTTGCCGTTCGTGCAGCACGTCACGCACACGATCGTCTTGCCGTTGACCATGTATGTAACTGTCGAGCAGGCGACGGCGATCGTCGGAGCCAGCAGGAACACGGCGAGGCCGCAGGCTGTTAGGAACTTACGCATCACTTCTCTCCTCTAGTTGATGCTGGTTGTAGATGCTTCAGCGACATCGAGCAGCGCATTCAGCAAAGCCTCGGCGCAGGCATCGTGTCCATTGACGTACATTCCCCCGATCGCGCCCTTCACGATTTCTTGAAAGACCCCGCAGGCGGGAGTTTCTGTGTGTTCGCTGATCCGTTCAGCAAGCGTGATGACGACATTAGCAATCTGCGCTGCGCGCACACGCGGATCGGCATCGAAGTCTGCGTTAATGGTTTGTGCGTCCATCTGCCATCGCCTTCAAGGTTCGGTTAGCCCGAAGGCCGCAGAGTGTTTCCTTGTAGTTCTGCTCCGTGCAAGGCAGCGCGCAGTTGCAGGAGTAAAACTCAAGCGCGCGCTGGCACATCTTGAACGCCTCGACAGCGTCCCTGAAGCCTTGCGCGTCTGTCGGGTCTTGCGACGTGCGCGCGAGAAACTCGAACCGTTCGATGAGACTGTTCACTTCGCCGCCTCCATCACTGACTTCAATTCCTCTTCGGTCAGGATCGGCTTCAGCGCCTCTTCCATGCCCTTGACGACCTCGACGCGGCGCACCTCTCCGAGACCATCAAAGTGCTGTCCGGCGAACGTGCCGACGAAGGCGAGATAGTTGACGCCATCGACGATGTTGTCGTCGTAGGTTGGCGTCTCGATGTGCCTGCCGAGCTTCGTGCAGAGATGGATCATGGCGATCTCATACGGCGACACGTTGCGGTTCAGTAGGATCGACGCCAGCGATGCGATGCGGGCGAAGTTGACTTCTGGCGAGGCATACTTCTTCTGCCTCTCGTCCATCGTGTCGATGGCAATCTTTAGCGTGTCGCGGTAGTGCATTTCTTTCCCTCTGACTGTTCCTTCTTGAGTACGCGCAAACCCCACAGAACCGTTGTGTGATCCCGCTGCGTAAAGCGACCGATCTGCGCGATCGACATGCCGTCCTCCCACAGCTTCAGCCACAGCTTCCGTCGCGGCGCGTGCATCACGGCGCGACGATCTTTTTCCCATAGCTTTTCCCATGTCGTGTCGAACTCTTCGAGGATGGGAAGGATGAGAGCCTGACGACGCATGGAGAGAGGACACCCCTTCAGCCTGCGGCGCTGCTTCTGCTCTTCCGTTTCCGATACCTCCGGTTGCGGGCGAGGCATAACGTAATCTTCGATCGGCTTCGGGGGCGCGACTTTCTTGATCTGCGCGCCTTTGTTGAGGCGAGCGCGGACCTGTTTGTAGTGTTCTGCGAAATCCTGTTTCATCCGTAGTTCTCGATCACGAATTGCTTGGCACCTTCGAGCGTGTAGGTATGTGTGAGCCTGCCGTGAACAGTGACCGCTCGATACGAGCGATCATTCTTGTTGTAGCGGATCGGCTCGATGAAGCCTTCTTCCTTGCCGAAATAGTAGACGGTCCATGTGCCGTCATCGTTGCGCTTGATCTCAATAGCCATCTTCGTCGTCCTCGATCCACTTGAAGGCGTAGAGATCGGCTGCGTGGTGCTCGTTCTCGCGCACGACGAGCGTGACCTCGTCGCCGTTCTCGAAGCCTGCATCTTTCAACTTATCTGCGACGTGCGGCACGATGAATGTGATGAGCGCGTCGTCCGTGACGCCGAAAGCGAAGTCAGCGTTTGGATGGATGCGCGTGATCTCGACCTTCTGCTTCCAAGCCTTGCGAGGTTGCGGCTTCGGATCAACGTGCAGCGGCTTCTCGATGACGGGCGGCTTAAAGCGCGAGTTCTCTTCGATCTCCTTCTGGCGCTGCTCCCATGACGACAGAGGCTTAGGCAGGCCGGTCGAGATCGCCATCAACTGCTTCAGGCGTGCGTCTGTCGGATGGCAGGAAAGGTTCAGCCAGTTGCGAACAGCCTGATCGGAGACGCCGACGCGATCAGCGAGCGCCTGAATTGAACCGGCCTTGGTGAGAGCTTCGACGATGATCTGTGCGGGATACATTCATAGAGTTCCTTCTGTTACGGGAGTAAGTTTTCAGCGACGAACATCATCACGATCGACCAGAAGAGAGCGATCCAGAGGATGTGGGGGACGCGGATTTCGTGCGACGTTTGATAAACCGGGGTTCCTCCTTCTGCTTCCGATTGCGCTCCGCGATTGCAGCGCGCGCCATAAGAACCGCCCGCGTCTGCTCGAACATTCGATTTGTAGCCACGGGTCTGCTCCATTAACGAGTTGAGACGACGAGCGCGCTCGCGCTCCGAGAGATCAGTGCGGCCACGAATGGCCTGCACAGCATTGATGAGTTCGCCTTGTGTGAGCGGGCGCATGTGATCCTCCCTTACGCGAGCGTGATGCGATCGAAGTGCGCGACGGCTTCAGCACGATCTTTGTAGAGACGGCCATGCGAAGACGGATCGGAATTGACACGCGAAGAAACGCGAAAAGTGTCGTAGTCGCGGACGATCGGTGAAGGAATGTGCGGCTCGCCAGCAGGGATCAGGATCAGGTTGACCGTGACCTTGTTGCCGTAAGTGTCGAGGCCGACTTTGGTGTTCAGGATTTCCATTTCTCTCTCCATTTGTCGGGCGATCGCGTCGATCGCCTTGAGACAAACCTAACGCCTTGCACGCTAGACGCAAGCATTAATTTCGAGAGAGTGGCCCGAAATGGGGTGGGGCCTGCGGCGTCGGGAGGAGAGGAGATACACCGCAGGCCCCGAGCGTGAGGTCACGCACGCAGGGGAGCATCGCTCGACCCTCAGAGGAGGATGGCAGAGCCTGCTAGAAAATCAACGAAACTCTTCGTCCCGCCAGACCCACTCAGGCAGCAGGCCGATCTTCTGGTCTGCATACTTCGTGTCAGCGCCGGATGCCGTCTTATTGAACTCGCCATAGGGACCGAAGTTCAGCCAGCTGTTCTGACCGCGTGTTTCTGTCGTCATGGCTCCGCGTGCTTCCGGCGAGAACATGCGAGCGTGAGTGTTCCATGCGCGCTCTTCGCCCTTGTGACGGAAGAACGGGTTGCCGGGGGCGAAGTGTCCGAAGAGATCATGCACAGCGCGGAAGGCGTCGTTCGCCACCGCGTTCGGCTTGTCACCGATCCGACCGACACCCTTCAGCAACGGATTATCGACAGGATTGAAGGCTGCGTTTGATCCGAAGCCGAAGTCAGTCGGGAACACATAAAGGCGGTTGTTTTTAACGAGATCGGCGTAGCCCATTGCCGGCGACTTCGCGTAGGGGTCAGACATGCCTTCCTTCAGAAACTTGATGTCTACGCCTGCATCCTTCAGCGCGCGATATTGCGCCATCGTCTCGTCGATCAGCGCGTCGTAGCTGCGCTTCACAGCAGGATCAGCCGGGTTGTGCGGCATCGCCTCGAAAGCATTGGCGATGCGTGTCGCCTTCGCTTCGTCGAACTCGGGGAACGCCTTCGCCTGATGCTCGCCCGGTCTGCCGATTTTCGTCATGTAGTTTTCGGCAGCTTGATTGAGGATGCCGACAGGACGCGCTTCGACCTGACCGACACCGGGGATCGTCACGACACCCGGCTTGCCGGGAACAGGCGTGTAACCAGAACCGGGCGCGAGCAGCCCGCTGCGCGGCGAATACTGGCCCGTGAAGTCTAGGATGCCGGGTTGCGGCATCATCGACATCGACGGCGCATCACCTGTCGGCAACCGCCCGCTGAAGCCGGCGTCAGCAGTCTCGAAAGGCGTTGTGCGACGGCGCTCGTCTGCCGTCATTCTCAGCCGCTTCTCGACGTTATACGAGCCGAACGGCCCACCCTCGCCGGGGCTGTAGCGATAGGCTTCGTATGAGCCGGCAGCTTCGGGGCTTGTGCCTCGCGTCATGCCGGCAATGCCCTGCACGTTATGGTTCGCTTCGTGCGCGAGCGTTGATCGCATCAGCGCATCGTCCATGCCACGACGCACATCCATCGTCTTGTTGCGATGGTCGTAAAGACCGCGAACGACATCGCTGTTCTGCACGTCGCGGTTCATCACCAGCGGCGTCGATCGAACGTCTGGATAATTCGCGTATAGCTCTGGATGGTCGTAAGCCTCACCGACCGTCTTGACCTTGCCGCGTTCTTCAAAACCGCGACCACGATCGCGTCGAGCAAACTGATCTGCAACGCGCGATGCGCTGTCGTCGATCTCAAACTTCCACTTCTGGTCTGTCGGATCGAAACCCCATCCTGTGCTTCGCCAGATGTCGTTCGGGTTCGCGCCCTCCTTCTGCATCTTCTTCGCAGCGTCGAGCGTTTCCATCGGCGCACGCCGTGCGTCTGTCGTGCCGAAGATGCCGAGCGTGTTCGGATCGACGGCACCGCCACGCAGCGCCGATCGAGTGAATGACGGGGTCGCCATGTTCAGCGCCACGCCCATCATTGCGTCAGAGTAAGCAGGGTTCGGGAGACGTTCGCCGGTCTCTGGATCGAATACATACGGAGAGATGCGGCCACGCATGGCGTCGTCGATGAACTGGACGCCTTCAGCTGTTGCCTTTGCCGTGTCCTTCGCCAGCTTGCCGCCGATCGCAGAGGCCCACAGCGTGCCGAGACCTTGCGTTCCTACCTCGGGAGCCTTCAGGAAGTCGTTCGGATCAGCCTTGCCGCCGAGCGCGCGCGAAAGGCGGCTGCGCTCTTGCTCAAACGGGTCTAGGTCCAAGATGCCAACCATGCGAAAGCCCCTTTTAGATAGGGCTTTTATGCCATAGCTGCGCCTGTGACACAAACCGCTTGCGTCTAGCACACAAGGCAACTATTCTTCGGGGTAACGGAGAAGGAGAACCCCATGAAAGTCACCCTGTTTGAACGCGCTCCCGGCGTCTGGCGCATCCGCATCGAGACCAAGGAAAACGGCCAGCGGAAGTGCCGCACCGAGACCCTGAAAGGCTCAGAACTCGACGCACAGGCCCGCAAGGTCGAAATCCTGAAGGATCACCGCAGCGGCGATCTCG